TGTTCTCGCTGACATATTGTCAGGTGGTAATGATTCATCCAACATAATTTTTTTTATGTTCACTCTTAAATCATTCGCAACAATCTGTGATAACTGTGGGTCACCACTTCTCGGTAATGGTTGTAAATCAGCTCCTCTAGGACCGCCATTAGAATTTACAGGAATGATTGCACCAGGAACAAGATTTATAGAACCTGGATTAATTACACCAGAATCAACAGCAGTATACACTCCTGCAATAGTTAAAGAAGCATTTTTAAGAGTTAATTCTAAAACTCTGTTTAGTGTTTTTATATCTGGTAACGCAGTTAGAACAGGTCCTCTACCATATCTTTCGTTAGCTGCTTTCATGTAACGAGCAATAATCCAAGGAAAAGATTTTAATCGTCTATAAACTAACTCATTCTTTCCGCTATGGTCAACAATCTGATAATGATAATCTCCTGTTTCTTTGTCGTAATATGTTCCCTCAATAAGTTTTACTGTTTCGTTTTCTCTACCTTCAAAACTGTTTTTCATATCTTGCGGTATTTTTATATCAGGAAACTCTTGGTCAAGAATACCAAAAGGCTTTCGCATTTGTCTATATACTTTATCTACTGTTCCAAATGGTCCTTCCTCAAAGGTAACTAGGAAAGTCGGTACAGCAGTATATCGTATAGGTGTTATTTCATCTCCAGGTTGTACCAACATTACCGCTGTACCAATCGCTAATTCTAAAAGAAACTCGCCCATCGCCTGGTCAAAGTTAGATTGTCGCATAACATCAAACATTTTGTTTTGATAACTGTCTAATACTTGTTGTGTTTCTATTTGTCTTTCTTCTGGTATTTCAGAACCAGGAACTAAACGACACCATTGCGTAGCTGGAGGAAACAATCCTGATTGCATTTTATTTGCAAATTTTTGTGTGGAGTCTATGGCTGTTGAATCAAACACCCTTGACATTTTATCTTGCCCTGGAGTATCCGATTCATAGTATCCATCGTAGAGATTCCTCATTGGCAGGGCATATCTGTAGGCATCTTCGTAAATAGACCTCCAATTATCCTTGTGACTATTTGTAAGTTCGTATTTTTTTTTTAATTGTTCTGGTCTAAGTTTTGCCATTATGTCCTCTTATTTTTGTTAGCAAAGTTACGAGCTGACTCTACACTTCTAAATCCCCAAGCTCGTAAAGCCAAAGCCTTTCTAGTCGGAGTGCCATCAGGATTTTTCATTGGTCCTTTCATACCAGCAAACCGAGCTGCAAAACTTACTCGTCTAGGATTCGTTCCTGTTTTTACAGGTGGCTTTAGATTTGACCCTTCTTTTCTTTTAAAAAAATCTCTGCCTTTTTGTGTTAGACCGCCTCTAGGATTTTTATGTTCTTTTCTCATAATTATTTATTATAAGTTTTTTATGCTTAACCTTTTTTAGCAAATTTCATTTTAGATTCGTTTACAGACATTTTCATCTTACCGCCTGTTAGTTTGGCAAAGGCTTTAGCCTGTTCTAATCCAGATTTATTATAACTAAATGATTTGCTTTTCATACCATCTTTAGTTTTATACATTACCTGGGGCATCTTCTTCTCTCCTTTTTTTTGGATTTCTAATATATTTTTTCATTAAGCTCTCGGATTACGACTTGGACCTAATGTGCTTTGACTATCCTCCTCTGGTGTTCTACCAATGAAAGCGGTCATCAAACCTTGAGAACCTCTTCTCACTCGTTTACGAGCAGCAATTTCTCTTGATTCTCTTGCCTTTGTTTCTTCAGCTAACTTCTCTCTTCTAGCAATAGCATCAAGCTCGGCTTGGCTAGGACCAGGTGGAGGAGCTGGTGCTTTTGGTGCTGAAAATATTCCACCCATATTTTACTCCTTTTCTTTTGTTTTAAACAAACGACTCATAATATAAAAGTCAGATTTGTCTGGACCATACTCTCGTAATAATCCTTCCTCAGTAAAGTAACACTTTTTTGCCCACTTGTATGCTAGACAATTTTGTCTATTAACATTTATCTGTAATCTGTGTATATTTAATTTCTCTGCAACATACTTAAAAAATTTTAAACTTGATTTATGAAATACAAATTTATTTTTAGTAAGGTTAGAACAAGGCACTAACCATGCCTCATATACTCCTTCCCATAAAGGTATAACTCCAAAACAACAAACAATATTTCGGTGACACATTCCAGAAAAAGATAACCCCTCCACAGGATATGTTTTGATGCGGTCATCATAATCTATAAAACTATTAATTAAATCATTATCAGCTTTTCTAATATCCATAATTTTTAAATGTGTATAATGAAAAGGTACAACTCTATGATTAACTCCATCTAAACCAAAAATAATATTTAAATCATTATAACTAACTTTCATTTATTCATTTTCCTAATGTTGCGAATATGAGTAATAATCATACAGATGCAAAGAAAGTATAAGGTTTTATGGTCATTGATGTAAGTAAACAACACCCACCAAAATTGTGAGAATAAACCAAAATATCCAGAATATTTCCAACCATTACCATACAAATAGATAGAGGCTATAGCTGTAAATGTAGCAACGGATTCTACTAACAAGTACATCATTTCAATGGGTCAAAATCTATTTTTGCAACAAGCGGTTTTAATTGTTGTCGGTTACCTTTTGTCATTGTTCTATACTCTCCTCCACCGAGTAAACAATATTGTACTGCGTCACCAATATGCGAAAACTCGTTCTTGTTTGGAGTGTCTTTAAACTTTTCATGCCCAGCACCAATAGCTACTCTCTTAAAATGATACCCACCAGCTAAACATTTTCTTATACGAACACATTTTCTATCCACCCTAAATCCTGGTTTGTTATCTATGAGCCTTGACATTGGCATCGCTACTGCTTCTCGTCTAGCTTGAAAATTATTAGTTGCACAAGGTCTGGCAATAATTCCATGAGTTTTTAAATGGTCAAAAGAAGTTTCTTCATTAAGTGTTGACCTGGCAAGCCCAGCTGGGTCACCCCAAACTTGTAAGTCATGTTTCGGAAAATACCTATTTATATCCTCTTTCAGTAAAGTGCAGAATCGTTCTAATCCCATATCAAAAGTTACAAGCTCATGTAAAATATTCCATACACCCTTCGGAGTTCTCTGGGCAAAAGCAGCCGCAGGTGTTAATCCAAAGTCAATTCCTATCTGTATCGGTTCACCATCCAATATTTGACAATCATCAACCATACTCGCATCGTCATACTCACTCCATACAGGTTTGCCTTCTTGAACATAAGTAAATTTACCTTCAGCATAACACCGAATCCAATCAAGATTCTTACCACCCAACAGCTGCTCGTAATATCCAACAGGTAAGTTATTTAAATTTTCTGCTTTATCATTTGTTTTCCACCACTTACTAGCTGCAAATACATAGCCTTGAGCTTCAGGCATTTCATCAGGTACATCCTTCGCCTCAAAAACTCCAGGCGGTTGGCGAAAAAATTTCCAAGCAAAACGACCTTTCGGTGGTTCTTTTTCTGATAATCTATAAATCCAATGGTCATCATCGCATGGGTTAGTATCAAGTATAACACCTCTCCAAGTAGGACCACCATCCTCCTTAACAGGATACCTGCCTACCCTATGGGTCAAACCATCCACTATTGACTTTGGTAACTCCCTCGCCTCGTTTATCCATCCTCCTGTAACTTCTAAAGATAATAACTTGCGGACATCCTTGGGCTGGTCTAAAGCTAAAAAAATTACTTCCAGGTCTATACCAGCTGCTCCTTCTCTACTCGGTAATTTTATGTGGTGCGTGATTGGTGGCGAATGGCGAACAGCTCCGTAGATATGTTCAGGAAACAATTCTAACCAAGTTTTTAAAGTTGTGGTTTTTAACATAGGATACGAGTTCCTAACAATAACAAACCGAGAATATTTTATGCCATCTCTTTTGCTTGGTTTTTGTTGTATAGCTCGTTTAAAAATTTCTGCACAACACGCATAGGATTTCCCAGAACCTACAGGACCAACCATACCTCTGACAAAACTATCATCATTCAAAAATTTCCAGACAGTTGGTGATTTACTAAAATCAAGTTTGAGTCCTGGAATATTACTTGTCATTCTTTTTTCTTAATCTTTCTTTTTGTTCAATACATTTTTTTAAACGCATCTGTAAATAATGAACTTCCTTCTGTTTCTCATTTAACATTTTTTCAAGTGTCATAAATTATTTCCTTTAATTTTTTTATCGTTAGTTTACGAGCATCCTTCAAAGATATTATAGGATACTTTCCAATGGTATATCTCATCTTACGACCATTCTGACGATACTGAATACTCCAACTCTTATGATTATTCGCAGTAACTCTTAAACATAACCCATACACATCGCTATAGGATTTACGACCTTTAGGCGGTGGCTTTAATAATTTTATCTGTTTTTCCGTCAACATATCATTCCTTCTCCTCTCCAGGTCCAACCATTTTAATATCAATAACCGCTGGTTTATCACCCTCAGTTTCGGTATCTAATAGTCCAGCACTCTTAGCTAATAATTGTAAAACACGCACCTTATCAACCATCTCAATATCAAGAGTACCATCTTTTAGTATCCTAATTCTCTTAATGGCTGATAATGCGTGTTCAGGTATATCCTTCACATCCTTGACCTTGGCTAAACCATTATCCCATGTAACAACATCCGAGATATTAGCTGTACCAATATTTATTAATTCACTAGCTAACGCATCACGATTTTTATAAATAACTTCACTACCCTTAATCTTTCTTTTGATTTGTCGGACACTAGCAAAGTTGTCAAGGCGAGGAAGGACTCTTTTAGTCATTAGAACGGAACATCATCGTTAAATTGATTATTCTGTCTAGGCTGTGGTGAAGGTGCTGATGTAGGACCATCCTTTTGTGGTAACAACATAACCTTCATAATTAGACTTCCGTCTTTGCTTTTCGTTTGTATTGGCAAAGAATTAAATATAACATCCCAGCCTCCTAACTTATTTTGAAAAGCCTTACCGACATTATGCCAATAAGTTTTACCATCTTTACCCTCTAAAGGTACGACAGCATTTAATCTATCAACCATAAAAACTCCTTTGTAAAAGTTGAAAAATATTTTTGTGGCATCCCCCCTATACGCATAGACCCCCTCCCCCCCTAGGTACACCACTTGGCACTTCGCCTTTTTTATTTTTGCGAGGTAGGATTACTGCGTATTCTTTGCTTTGCATTTCTAGACTTGACTCTAGGTTTGCTAAATTAATCAAACTTCAATCTCCTTTTTGGTCGCATTGCTTTTGCCAAGTCCTTCATAACTTCTTTAACTGTGGTAGGCTCTGGCTTTAAACAAGCTAGTATGTATGATATAGGAAACACAGGTGGTTTCTTTTTCTTTCTCAGTATATTCTCAATCTTAGTTAGTAATGCTGATGTTGCATCCTGATGTTTAATGAGTTCTGTCATCTGCCTCCAATCTCTCCTATCTGGTTGGAATGTTGTCTGGTAGATTTTTAAATGGATGTTCTGGAACTTCTTCATCATTTCCATTTCATCTAATTTTTTATTCTCTTTAATAGTATTTCTATTATTATTATTTGAGTCTAGTTCATTGAGTCTAGTTTTAGTTGAGCTGAGTGCAACTTCTTTGTTGAGCTGAGAACAACTTGTTTGTGTTTTCTTATCTGGTTTCATAGCAACTCGTATTGTATCGTTCTGTTCTATTTGTTGCAACTCCTCATCGTTAATTAATGCTCTGGAATGTACTTCCTTATCGTTCATTAATGGGTCATAGAGTATTCTATAGACACTTGATTTATGTTTTACATTCTTATACAACGGAGAACCTTTTCTGAGTCGTTTAATATAACCCCATTCAATTAGAGATTTTATAGCTCTGGATACACTTGATTTATCTCTCATGACTTGATTACCGATGTATTGATATGTTGGAAAACAGACTCCTGTATAATTATTTGCACAACTGCATAACACAGATAATATCAGGTATTTAATTGGTGACTTGGCGATGCGTTTATCATTCAAAGCTCTTCTTGGTACAACAGTAAATGGTCCTCCAGAATATA